GGTGCCCTTTATGTGTGTCCATCCGGTGCCAAATGGTGACAGGTGTGTACGTTTTGTATACGTTTAGTGTACGGTTGGTGACATTTATCTGTGTCCAAGTGCCCACCTTTGGCACCACCTGGTTACGTATGTCACCACCTGGCAACCTTTGCCTAAACTATATCACCTGTTCACCTATGATCACACATACAACGCTCATCTAATCACTAGCTATGCAATCCAGTCTGTTAGGCAATTTACAGTCTGTTAGGCATTAGCAATAAGAAAAGCCCGAAAAGGTTACAGGAACCTAATCGGGCAAAGGTTGAAGCGAGGTTGTTAGGCTTTTTTATTACCTAGTCAATTCAATGCAGATGCCAGTCTGAATGGCCTTGTTGTAACGTTCAGGTATAAGACCCAGATATTTCAAGACACGAGAAACATTGTGGCAATCCTGACATAATATGCAGCGCACAATTTTCATTTCTTCTCGATCTGAGGTTAACTTAATCGCTTTGGCAAAACTAATGCCATAAGTAATATCTGCTGCGAGTTTATCCATTTTCATGCTTTCACCAGGTGGAAGTCTACATCATTGAATTGCACGTACCATGCCTCAATCATCCATTCAGGCAGGTATGGAGAGGATTTGCGGTTAAAGAAACTTAGAAAGCGTTTTGAATATTGCATGGTTGTACCTCACGGCTCGGGCACAACCATTATGATCATGCCCGAGTTGAATGATTGTTAATTGTTATCTTGCATACCTGCGATAATGGCCGCAAGTTGTTCCGGAGTCAGTTTGGCCATTGCCTCAATGGCTTTTTGTTCGTCACTCTTGGCACTAGCTGGTCTTTCTGCTGCTTCCCATTTCATACCATCCACGTTGCTTTGCCCAAGCTCAGGCGACCATTCTGCACCTTTCTTGGTAGCTTTAAAAGTTGCACGAGCATCTATCAGTTTTGCCTGTACACCTTTCTGCAAACATGCATGCAAGCATCCGCTTTCCTTTGCCCAGGCTAGCAACTTTTCCTCATCGCTGAATTGTTCAGAGGTCGGAAAGATGCTTCGAGGCAAGGTATGCTGTACCATGCTACCAATTGCAGGTACACTTGTTTCTGTTTTCAACGTATCCAGTGTTACAAATATTGACTGTGCCATAATAAAACTCCTTTATAATGGGTTTACTTGCGAGTGACTGAGACCGTTTCTCAGCCTGTTAATTACTGTATATCAACTGTGGAAAGGATTGTCAAGAATTATTTTTCACCTTGTTTCATTTTCTACTTGCTTGTCCTTTCCCAATTACAATACTTCCCCATGGTCAGACTGTCAAGAGTTTTTATGTTCCCCCATTCTGCCTGATGCAACTTGCCTGGTCATTGCCAATATAGTCTGGTGCAACTTTTATGATGCTCACCATTCTGCCAGGACCATCATGTTGAATCATTCTATATGTTGAAATGTTCCACAGTTTGTCAACTTTTACCTGCTTGCCTGGTGCACTTCTTGTGTGATTGCGGCGTATGTCGCGGGAACAATCTTTCTTGTGTGTGACCTGCCCGCATGTGGATGCCTCGATCCTACTGTAGTGGATTAGGCTTTCTCATATAATTTGCGGAAACAAACAATTTCATAATGCCGTCAAATGACACATTTCACATCTGTGTTTATAAATGAACATCCAGTCGGCCAAGCAACTACTTGGGAACAATATTAACTTAGTAATCATTCAACTTGACTTACTTAGAAACTTGACAATCTTATTAAAACAGTCAAGCATTATATATTATAAGAGTCTCAATATGTTTGCCGGCATTATGGAAAAAGCAGGAAAATTAAGGCCTTATGCATTTTAGTATTGCTTTTTCTATGATAATATGTCATTTTAAAATAGTAAAGTTCCAAAAGGTTCATAACATCCATTTAACCTATTTCACCTGTAAAGCTGCCAACCATGTTGAAAGAGTTAAAATCTCAGCATCGCAATATTATCCAGATGGCCTTTAACGGATATAAAAATCAGGAAATCGCTGAGCGTCTTGGCATGGCACAATCATCCGTATCTACAATCTTGCGTTCACCTTTAGGGCAGGCCTACTTGAATGGCCTTCAAGACAGGGCACACGAAGCAACTTTGGACGTCCGCAAAAAACTTGTTAGCCTCAATAGAGAAGCCTTAGATACCTTTGCTCACTTGCTTGACAAGGGTTCCCGCAAATCCGTTCCAGCATCTGTACAATTTAATGCAGCTAAAGATGTTCTCGACCGCAATGGTTATAAGGCTCCTGATCGCTTGAACATTGACATGACGCTGCAAACCAAAACTGATGAAGAACTCGATGCTGAAATTGCTGCAATCGAAGAAGCTATAAATTGCACAGGAGGTAAAAATCTTCCAGAGGTTAAAAAGTCCTTAAAACAAAACCTCTCCTTCGCAACCATTCCTCTTACTTCAGATCATGCTGTTGTCACGATGCCTGCTAACGAGGATGATTTATCTCTGGAAGATTTATTCTGTACTGAAGAACAAGCTGGCCTGTTTATTCCTGACGAAGATTTTGAAGAACCCATTCTGATGGAAGACACTTCAATTTTAGAAGATCTGTCATTTGATCCTTTTCACAATATTAATAGGTCATAATGATGGATCTTTCCCACCTTGATAGAGACCGCAAAGAGCAATACCTCAAACTATTGCAAGCCAAGAACATCCGGATCAAACAAAATAAGATTGCCCAGTACTATCCAGATGACGGCGAGCTAAGTCGGAATAACTATCCTAAGCACATGCAGTTCTTTGCAGCCGGCGCAGATTTTTCTGAGCGTTGCATCATGGCCGCAAACCGAATTGGCAAGAGCGAAGGAATTGGCGCATACGAAACAACTCTACATGCCACAGGCAGATATCCTGCTTGGTGGACTGGAAAACGTTTCACAAAGCCAGTTTCTATTTGGGCATGTGGCACGACCAGTACAACTGCCAGAGACATCGTACAATATAAACTGATTGGTAATCCCGAAGAGTACGGTACTGGACTTATACCAGAAAAGTACATCATCAAAACCAGTCCGAAGGCCGGCGGAGTTGCTAACGCCATCGATATGATCTTGGTCAAGCATATCTCTGGTGGCATATCTCGAATTAAGATCAAGTCTTATGCAGAAGGTCGAAAGTCGTTTGAAGGAACTGAGCAAGATCTGATCTGGCTTGATGAAGAATGCCCATTGCCAATCTATACTGAATGTATAACTCGGACCATGACGACAAATGGTCTAATCATGCTCACGTTTACTCCGTTAGAGGGATTAACTGATACTGTTCTTCAGTTCATGCCGAACGGAAAGATTGAAGACAATCAAGAAGGTAGTAAGTTCTTAATCCAGGCAACATGGGATGATGCACCCCATCTAACCAAAGAACAGAAAGATAAACTCTGGGCAGCCCTTCCACCTCATCAGCGAGACGCCAGGTCTAAAGGCGTACCACAGCTTGGGGCTGGTGCAATTTATCCAATCCTCGAATCTAATATTACTGTAGCTGACTTTGCTATTCCCGATCATTGGCTTCGCTGTTATGCGCTGGATGTTGGCTGGAAGAAGACAGCTGCCTTGTGGGCTGCTACAGATCCAACCAGTCGAATCACTTATCTTTATTCAGAATATTACCAAGGCCAGGCTGAGCCAATTATTCATGCTGAAGGTATTAAAGCTAGAGGTGTATGGATTCCAGGTGTAATAGACACAGCTGCTCATGGAAGATCCCAGGTAGATGGTAAAAATGTTTATCAATTATTTACTGATGTTGGATTAGATATTGACAATGCAGACAAAGCTATTGAAGCTGGTCTATATACTGTGTGGCAAATGCTCAGTACAAACCGCCTAAAAGTATTTGGTTCGCTGGTTAATTGGTTTAGTGAGTTTCGCATTTATCGTCGGGATGAGAACGGACAGATTGTTAAGGACAAGGACCATCTTATGGACTGTACTCGATATCTAGTTATGTCTGGACTCAAGCGAGCAATTGCCAAGCCATACTGGGAGTTTCAGGCGTGGGAAGAAAGCGAACTTTACAATCACCAGGAAGCAAGTCTGGTTACAGGATATTAAATGGCTAATAATGGTTTTGAATTTCCTGTAGAGGAACTTGTTGATCCAGGCAATCCAGCGACTCCGATGGCGAATGCGATTATAGCTGGCCAAGCAGCGAAGCTGCCTACACGAACCAACTCAACCTTGAACACAGGCACAAATCTCCCTGATGACGAACAAGCTAGTCTCATGGGCCAAGTTCCCTTTTGGGCAACTGAAGAACCTATCGAAGATATAATTGCTCCAGTCCAAGTTGATCCGCTTACTACTGCTCTTGTAGAAAAAGAAGCCCTTCGTGCTGAAGCAGTTGTCCTTATTACCAACTTGACAGACAAACAAAATAAGGAAACCTTAGTTGATATTACAACTAAAGTCTTGGAAGGCTACAAGCTCGATCTTGCTAGCCGCACTGAATGGGAAGCACTCAATGTGCAGATCATCGACCTGGCGAAGCTGCTCGTAAAGAAAAAGGTTTATGCAGGCGAAGTCGTTGCGAATGTTAAGTATCCTTTAATCATTAATGCTTGCATCCAGTTTGCTGCACGTGCATATCCAGAGCTTATCAAAGGGAATGAAGTTGTCAAAGGCAAGGTAGTTGGAGCTGATCCTGACAACGTTAAGTTTGATAAAGCTCAACGAATTTCTCAGTTTATGTCTTTCCAGCTTCTGTCCCTAATGGAAGATTGGGAAGAAGGCGTTGACCAGTTACTCTTTACGTTGCCTGCAATCGGTTGTGTCTTCAAAAAGAGTTACTTCGATGCAATTGAACGGAAGTCTGTATCTCAGATAGTCTTCGCTGATGATCTGGTTGTAAATTACTTTGCAGAGTCGCTTGAACGGGCTCCACGAGTTACACACAGAATCTATTTGTACCATAACGAAATTGTTGAGCGCATCAATTCTGGAATTTTTATCAAGTTTGATGTAGCAGAACTTGGACAGGCTACCAGCGATAAGACAGCAGATGTAGATGAAGATACTCCACATTTGTTTCTTGAACAACATCGTTGGTACGACCTGGATGGTGATGGCTATCAAGAGCCGTATGTAGTAACTGTTCATGAGCAATCTCAGAAGTTGGTACGCATATCTCCTAGGTTTGCCACAGATGGAATTATTCGCAAGGCTGATGAAGCTGGAGTAGTTGATCAGAACGGACCGATTGTTAAGATCATCCCTGAACAATATTTTACTCGCTTTATTTTCATGCCAGCGATTGATGGCGGGTTCTATGGCATGGGGTTTGGCTCTCTTTTGATGAGCAGCAACTCAGCCATAAACACAGTTATTAATCAGCTTCTCGATGCAGGGACACTTTCAAATCGACAAAGTGGCTTCCTAGGGAGAGGTCTTAAGCTTGGCAGAGGTAAGTCAATTCAGGTTAAGTCCGGAGAGTGGAAACCTGTCGATGCTACAGGCGACGATCTGCGAAAGAACATCTTCCCCATGCCAGTACGTGAACCAAGTAATGTTCTATTCCAATTGCTCGGCTTACTGATCGAGAGTGGTAAAGAACTTGCCGGCATGACAGAGATTCTTGCTGGTAACTCTCCAGGCGCGAATGTTCCGGCAGAGTCTGTTCTTGCACTTATTGAACAAGGCTTGCAAGTCTATAGTGCAATTCATAAGAGACTTTATCGTAGCCAGTATAAAGAGTTCATAAAGTTACGGCGGTTGAATGCTCTTTATCTAGATCAGATGACATATAGTGTTGTCCTGGATGATCAGCAGGCAATTGTTCA